AATGTGCTAGTAATACTACTAGTTATTAGTAAGCCCGTCAACCCACAGTAGGGCATTTTACGAAAATATTTTTAAGCGCTATACTGTTCGTGACAATCTAACGTACGATAGGGCGCGCCATGGCTAGCCGGGAATTTATCTGTAACCAGATACCCATACTACAGCAGCAAATAACCGACTACCAAAACGCGGCGACAGCTCTAGCAATTAACCAAATACAAAGCTTTACTTACGACACGGGGCAGACGCGCGAAACCATCAGCAAGATGGAAGTAGACAAGCTGCACGCGGTCATAGACGTACTCTACAATCGATACATAATGTTATGTTCGCGGTGCAATGGCTCTAATGTGATCATTGCGCGGCCATGTTGGTGATAATATGGGACTACTAAAAAAGTACCTAGGCTTTGATTCCTTCCGAGCCAAAGTTCCCGCCGGCCTATCGCCGGCAACAACTAACACCGCTACGCCCGATTTTAGGCAAACGTCCGCGAATGATAATTTTTCGCGCGGCCTCATGGCCTACAGTGGGCAGATGGGCTACGCGCCCGCGGTTAACTCCATTCTCGACGGCGACAAGTTCCCTGGTGGTTTCGGCGTTACGAACCTCTACTCGGTTATCGACTATTGGACGTTGCGTGAACGCTCAGGTCAACTTTTCCGCGAAAATCTCTACGCTAAGGGGCTAATCAGGCGCCTTATCACTAACGAAATTAACACTGGGCTGATACCAGAGGCCACGCCGGACGAGGACGTTCTCGGTGTGGCGGAGGGTTCGCTCGACAGCTGGGCCGAACTTCAAGAGTCGCGCTTCGGTATTTGGGCGAACAACCCTCACCTGTGCGACAATCAGCTAGAGCGCACATTCGGCGAAATACAAGAAGTCGCTCGCATGGAGGCGTTAATTGAAGGTGACGTCCTTTGCATTATGCGTATGTCACGTGTAACTAAGCTACCCATGGTGCAGCTCGTTAGAGGTAACCGTGTAAGGTCTCCTTTCTCCGAGACTATACGCAAAGGCCACATTATCGAGCAAGGTGTCGAAATGGATAAGCGCCGGCGCCAGGTTGCTTACTGGATTATGCAAGACGACGGAACTTTCAAGCGTGTACCCGCCTTTGGTGAGAAGTCCGGCCGCCGCATTGCATGGCTACATTACGGCACCGAGCGACGCGTCGAAGACGTGCGCGGCGAGCCACTTCTCGCAGTAATTTTGCAAAGTCTTAAAGAGATTGATCGTTACAGAGATAGTACGCAGCGTAAGGCCGTCATTAATTCACTCTTGGCGATGTTTATCAAAAAAACCCAAGAGGTACCGGGCTCGACTTTGATGTCTGGCGCGGCAGTACGTAAGACTGATGTAGCTGTCGGCGACAATGACACGCCCAGCAGTACACGAAACTTACAGCTATACGGGTACCAGCCCGGCATAGTGGCGGAGGAGTTGAGCTTCGGCGAAGAGCCCGTTATGAAAGGGGGCGAAGGCACCGACATAAACTTCCCTGTTTTCGAGGAAGCGATTATCCAAGCTGTAGCGTGGTGTAACGAGGTACCGCCAGAAATTCTGCGCCTTACCTTTTCTAACAACTACAGCGCCAGCCAGGCCGCTATTAACGAGTACAAAATCTACCTTAACAAACGGTGGAAGCGCACCGGAGATACTCTTTGCACCCCTATATACATAGAGTGGATGCTTAGCGAGGCCCTAATCGGTAAAGTTAGCACGCCGGGGCTCTTGGAGTCATGGCGCGACCCACAACAATACGATACTTTTGGCTCCCTCACCATGGTAGAGTGGTACGGCTCGATCAAGCCCTCCACTGACATGCTAAAAGCGACTAAGGGCTCTAAGACCCTTGTGGCAGAGGGTTGGAGCACCAACGCACGCGAGGCTAGAGGCCTAACCGGCACCAAATTTAAGCGCAACATACGCCGTCTTAAGCGCGAGAACGCAGCTAAGGCCGAGGCTATGCGGCCGCTAGCAGAGTTTAACCAAGAGTTCGACAAAACGCCCGATCAGGTAGAGAGCGAAGCCGCAGCCGTAGCATTAGAGGAAACTGTCGACCTGATGCTAGAAGAGAGGGGCATAGAAGATGTGGCCTAAAGTCGAAGCGTTACTTAGGTCACTACGCACAGACGTAGACGCGCTACTTAGTCGCCCATCGCCCCTCGACGGTGTAGACGGCGAACGAGGTACGCGCCCGATGGTATAATCGGCAACGCGGTACAAGTGGGCGGAGCGTTCTCCATGCAGATAGACGACTCAGACACCACCTGGCGCGAGGTCTTCGACGTAGACTTCGCACCGGCTGTGGGGTCGATAGTTTCTATAGAAATGTATCGCGACGATGCGGGCAACAACTCTGGTCAGCTTCAAGCGTCTCAGCCCACCGGGACACTAAGCGGTTTGAACCCTGTAGCCACGGCCAGGGTGGAAATTCTTTCAGGCAAAATATTATAAGGGGCGTAAGATATGTACATGTGGCTATTACACAGTTCTATACTGGCGGAGATGCGCACACGCAGCGAACGCGAGTTTACTCTGTCGCCCGAACAGGTGGCCGGTCACACCGCGCTACTAACCGCGGGGCCGTCAAACTCTCGACTACTTAGCGTAGTCGGGGCAAAAGCCGAGATTATGGTCAGCGGGGTACTAACTGACCGCCCTAGTTTTATGGCTTTTCTGTTTGGGGGCGGCAATACTACATATGGAGAGATACGGGCAGCTATCGCGGAAGCCGAGGCTAACCCAGAGGTCGACGAGATTATCCTGGCGGTAGACTCGCCAGGCGGTACCGTCGCGGGGCTCTTCGAGACCTTGGCGGCAGTCGAAAGCGCTACTAAACCGGTCACGGCTAGAGTAGCAAATATGGCGGCTAGCGCTGCCTTCGCCCTAGTTAGTGCTGCCGACAAGATCGTCGCTACTAACCCGGCGGCCACTTTCGGAAGCGTGGGTATAGCGCGCACATTCTTAGTAGACGCCGAAGAAGTAACAGTCACCAGTACAAACGCACCTAACAAAGTGCCAGACGTAACCACGGAAGAGGGCGTTGCGGTAGTACGTGGGGAGCTAGATGACGTACATGAGTTATTTGTCGGGGCCATCGCCAAAGGGCGGGGCATTACGGCGGAAAAAGTTAACGAAGATTTCGGCAGAGGGGGTGTTTTTCTTGCCGAGGCCGCGTTAAACCGGGGTATGATTGATGCGCTAGAGAGCAGCGAAAGTACCAAAACTAACACCGCTAACGCTATTGTCGGCGGGACTAAAATAGAGGCTAAATCTATGAACGAACATGAGCTACTAGCCCAGCACCCCGAATTATACGCGGCGGTGTTGAATAAAGGCGTAACGCAAGAGCGCGACCGCGTAACCGCACATTTGATTATGGGTGAATCACACGGGGCCATGGAGGCTGCAACCACCGCCATTAAAAGTGGCGACGGCATGACAGCAACCATTCAAGCGCAATACGCGGCCGCAGGGTTAAACAAAAACGCGGTAGCGTCACGGGGGGCAGACGACAAGGACGCAGACCCTGGCAGCGTTGACACCGATAAAGACGCAGAGGCAACGGCTAAGGCTGGGTTCGCGGATATCATGAAACGCGCCGGCGCACAAGCTAACATTGCTAAAGCGGTGGAGGTATAAGCTATGCCAGATCCAATAATCACCAATAATAAAAATTTCGGCGTAGTTGTTTGGGAGCCAGTATTCGAGAACGAAAAAGTTACGTTCGCGGGCGCGGCCACCCTTCTAGCTGGAACTATCATGGCGCGGGACTCCGTTAGCGGTTTCCTTGTACCTTTTGTAGTGGGCGGGGTAACCAACGAAAATGGCATCCCTAAAGCGATTTTGAAAGATGCGCTAACGGCTACCGTCGCGGGCGACCTTCCAGTCCGGGCAATTATCGCCGGGCGTGTCCGCGAAAATCAGTTAATCATCGACGCAGACCAAGATAACTCTAATGTTAATAAGGGTGTCTTGGATGATCTACGCGATTACACCATGATAGGACTAGAGAGCACGCCTCTTAACATCCTAGACAACCAACCATAAGGAGGCTACAAAATGACTGTAGAAATTATCCGCACCGGGTGGTTGCCACTTTTCGAGCAATCACGAAGCCCTAACCTGTTCTTAAGCCGTATGTTTACGGTTAAGCCCGGCGGCATCTACCAAGGTGGTAAAGTCGCTATCGATATCATGCGCAGTGGCGAGCAAGTGGCTACAGCAATCCAAAAGTGCACTGGCCCCAACCTTAACGACATTGAGGAATGGACGACCAAGGAATTTGAACCGCCGTCATATGGCGAGGCGTTCCCCGTTGACGTATGCGATTTACTTAAGCGTATGCCTGGAGTAGACCCTTTCACCGATGCCTATAACGGTTACGTAGCGAGCTTAATGTCGAAGATGACGCGCGGCTTTACGCTAGTTGACGACAAAATCAAGCGCGCGGTAGAGCTGCAAGCCGCCCAAATTTTGCAGACCGGGATGCTTACGCTAACTAATAAGAACGGCGACACGGTCTACAATGTTAACTTCCACCCTAAAGCTACCCACTTCCCGGAGGCGGCGGCTGGGGGGTACGGACCTGCTTGGTCGGACACTGCTAACAGCACCCCAATGGACGACCTGCAGTTACTAGCTAAGACTATCCGGGCAGACGGTAAGATCAACCCAGACCGTCTTATCTTTGGCGAGTCTGCGCTTAATAACTTTATGGATTCTGACCAAGTAACTGCACGCTTAGATAACCGTCGCATCGAGATAGGGGGCATAGCACCGCGCGAAAGCCAAGACCTAATCGACTCCGGCGCTACCTTTTACGGCATGTTTTGGACAGGCA